CGAACGAGTCGGCGGCAAGTGACGGCACATACAGCGGCGCTGCGGCCGGCGCAGTCGCGATGACGTCGTCGCCGCCGATCGGCGTCATCGGCGAGCCGATGCGCTCCAGATCCTCGGTATGGTGAACGCGCGGCGGGTGCTCTGATCGGTCGAACAGTTCATCAATTTCGTCGTTGACCGGCGCGGCAATGGGCATCGGATCGCGAGACAGCGTGACGGGCGCGGCGGCCGGTTGCTCGACGACGGTAGCCGGCGCTTCAGTTGCGCGCTTCATGGCTTCGAATTCGGCCTTTTGGCGGGCGAGTTCTGCTTGCTGGCGGGCGAGTTCCGCTGCGGCGGCTTCCTGCGCTGCGCGCTGCGCTTCCAGTGCGTCACGTTCCGCCTGCACAGCAACAGCCGACGCGTGCATCGCGTGCAGCTTCGCGAGCGTTTCATCGCGCGCGGTGCGGGCCTCGGCAATGAATTCGGCAAAGCCGTCGGCTTCAGTGATGACGTAGCCTTCCAGATCTTCAATCGACGCGGCAAGCTCGTCGATGCCGTCGTTCGCTGACGCATCGACCACGGAGCGGATCGCCGCAATCTTTTGCTGGATGCCCGCGACGCGCTCACGCTCGATGCGTGCGCGTTCTTCCGCCTCGCGTTTTTCCTTCTCTTCCTGTGCCGCGATTTGCTCCTTGATCGGCTTTTCAAGCTTTTCAATCTCGCCTTTCAGGTACGTGGCCTCGCTGTCGATCGCCTGCGAGCGGCGCAGCGCCGGTTCTTTGATCTCTTTGCGCAGGTTTTCGAGCGCAGTGCGCAACTTCGTCAGGTTGCGCGCGGCCTCTTTCGCGTCCTTCATGCCTTCCTTGGTTTCTACCTGGAAGATGACGCCCTTGAACTTTACGCGCAGCTCGATCAACGTGCGCTGTGTGGGGGTGTACTCCGAGACGGTCAATTCTCGCGATACGGGCGTAACAGTAGCTTGCGTGGCTTGCATGTCCAACTCCTTACTTGTTTTTCGTGGGAATGAGGCGCTCGTCCTCATATTTGCGAACGTCCTCTTCGCGGTAGAGCACCGTGTTTTTGCCGACGACGATGAACGGCGGACCGATGCGCTCGCGGCGCCATATCTGGAGCGTGCGCGTCGTGATGTTCCAGCGCTTCGCCAGCTGCGTTTCGGTCAGGCGGGTAGCGTCGCTCATGCTGCTTTCTCCTGACGGCGCATGTCCGCTTCGAATTGCGCCTGAAGTGCCTCTTCGTCAGACATGGCGGAGCGGGCAGGGACCGTTTCGGCGGTCTGCTGCGCGCCTTTGATGATCGACGCGAAGCGCGACGCCCTGGCCTTCTGCTGCGGCACTTCGTTCGGCAGGGCAGGGGTGGCCGCCTGCGCTGGCGCCTGCGTGGCCGGCGGCAACTCGGCCGCGCTGAACGTCGGCGCTTCTTCGCGGTGTCCAAAATCGAAGCCCATCGCGTCGTTGTCGTGCTGAAGCACGCGATCCAGCTTGTCGGAGCTTTGCGGGAGCAACTTCGCGCCGCGCTTGATAACCGACTTGATCGCCATCTGGTCGTACCATTTCGTCCAGGGGCTATTCGCGCCGTTACCCGACTTCGATGCTCCGCGCACCTTCTCGATATCGCGGCGATACATCACTTCGCGTTGCACTTCGCCGCTGACGAGTTTGACGATGAAGTAGGCCGCCTTAACCGGGCCGGGGTCGTCGGCGCCGTCGTAGGGCTCATGTTCGATGCGCGGGTTGTCGCCGCGCACAAATCGAAAGTGGTCTTTTTCGTATGCGGCCGCGGCGTCGATGCTTACGATCTCGCCGCTATTGCGCATTACCTTCAGGATGCCGCGCACCATCGGAAGGTATTGAACAGTCGGTACCCAAATGTCCCGATTGCCGTCCTTCTGCTTCGTGTCGTAGACGTTCAGCACTGCCTCACGCCCATCGGGCAGCAGGCCATCTGTGGCCGCGCGAAGGCATGCGGTGTAGAGACTCGCGCGGTCCGCGTTCAGCAGCTTGTCCGCGTCGCGCGCGATTGCCGTCATTACGATGCCGATGAACTTGTCGACGCTGATTCCCTCGGGAAGCATCGCGGCCAACTGGTCGCCGCGCTTCTTCTTCAGAAAGTCGCCGATCTTGGCGGATTCGGCGCGGATCCATTGCGCCTCAGTGAGCGGCAGTGGTTCGGCCGCCGGCTGCTGGGTCTGTTCAGTCATGGTCAATCCCTTACTTTACGGTGCGGTACAGTGCGATACAGTGCCGCACTAGCGGTTAGCAATTGAATCGCGAGAGCCTATGCGGCCTCGGTAATCCGGATATTGCGAAACGGCTCAACGGTCGCTTCGATGTGGGTCGCAGGAATCTTGGTGAGCGTGATCGTTACGCGCTCGCTGGCCGCGCGATCGTGCGAGCGATACGAAACCTTGTTCGTGCCGGCGCTGATCTTGAAGCCGTCGGCGGCGATGGACTTGGCGCTCTCGATGATGGTGAGGATCTCGGCTTTAGCCGCGTCCTTGGCGACGGCCGCTTCCTTGGCCCTTACGCCCGCTTCCTTGTACGTGCGGCACAGTTCAGCCAGGCGCGGGTTATCCGACAGGTCGATGGTCGAGCCGTCATTGTCGCGATAGAGGCGAGCGAGCGTGTCAGCGTCTTTGCTGAAGTTGGGGGCAGGGGCGTTGCCGGTATCGACACGCTTCCAGAATTGCGCGACCTTCTCGCGGATCAATGCGCCGATCTCGCGGTCGCGCTGGCGGGCGATGACCTTGGGAGTGTTCCCGCCGACGAGTGCCACGATAAGACACCATTCGATATCGGCGACTTCCATCTGGTGCTGCACCTGAAATTCAATGTGCGGCGGCGCTTCGTCGTCGGCATCGTCGCCGCCTTCGATCCATGCGCGCCTGAACTGCAGGCCATCAACGTTCTTGATTTCCATCAGGCCGCGCGTCGTGCCGGCGCCCTCAAGAATAATGAAGTCGAACGACGAGCCCATGCGCAACTCAGGGATGCGCATGTAGTTTTTGAACGGCTGCACTTCAAGCCCGCGGTCCTCTGCGACGCCTTGTGCAATGACAGCCTCGAGGCGCTTGCCCCATTTGATACGGTCAGTCTCTACGAAGTCCTCAGCGAGACGGCCGGTTTTCTTCAGGTACAACTCATATTCAGTCAGGTACGGCGAGCAATCGAACAGGGCCGATACTTCCGTCGACGTGAGATCCTGCGCACGCATAGCAAGCCACGCGGCTTCGTTTTCCGGTACCAGAGTTTCTCGAAGCAATTGCATTTTGCATCCCCTAGAAAGAGTCGCACATGCGACCTTGATATGATTCTAGGACCAGCGTTCTTACAATGCAACCACTTTTTCGGGAAAACGGTCTTACTTTCTAAAATACGACTTAAGCAGGGGTGCGCCGTTCCGGAATTGCGAACAGCCTTAGTTTTTCGTCGCGATGATCGGCGTAGCCCACTCGATGCGCACGTTCTCTGCGCTGTAAGGCCCGGAGAGATTGACAGTGCCTTCCTCATATCCGCGCTTGATCGTTGCCAGGACTGCCGGGCCGTCCTTGATCTTGAGAAAGCAGAAGCGCCCCAGGCTATCGCCATGTACGCCCGACGGCTTGGAGCAAAAGAGAATCCAACCATCCATCCATGCAAGGGCCGACTCGGACGTTCGGCATTGAATGGCTATCGCATCTTCTGGCAATTCCGGGACGCCAACTGAGGGAGCCTGAGTTTCATCTATATGGCTCACGGTCCCGTCTCCGATCGCCGCGCCCACGACAGTAAGCCTTGCTCCGGACACCGGGCCTACTGGCACACCGGATGCCTCAATGATTCTGGTCAATGGTTCTCCGAAGATCTCGGAAAGCGTTACCGCCTCTTCCAACTGCATGCGTCTTTTGCCGCTGAACGTGACTGATAGCTGAGAGTGCGACATGCCCATGCGGTCCGCCAATGCCCTCATGGAAATGCGTTTGTTAGCAAGAAGATTCTCGAAATAGCTCTTGTTGATCTCAGACATATCGAATTCCCGTTGTTTGCGCGGTAGCACCGCTTCTTCTTAGTGTTTGTAAAATAGAACCGAACTTTTGTAATACTTGACGGAGTGGTAACAAAACAGTACCATCAAGACGTCAATCTCATTGGCATGATACCTATCAAATGAGCATTTTTACAGAAAAAGATATCGATGGTACGTACGCACGCGAACTTAGGAAGCGCTTAGGACAGACTCAGCCCGAATTTTGGGGTGCGGTCGGCTTAACGCAATCCGGCGGGTGCCGATACGAAAAGGGCGGTCCGATTCCTCGACCGTATCGCATTCTGATATTTCTCGTCCACATTGCCGGTCTGACTATCGACGTCACGACGCGGGAGGGAGCCGTCGCGACGATCGCGCTTGCGGAACTCCAGAAGGATCACATCAAGGCCGCGAAGCTCGGCGAACAGATTGCCCGAGTCGGTCGGGCAGAGCAGGCAATTAACGCCGCACGCGCGGCGCTCGACGCTTAACTAAGGCCGCCAGCGGGGCGGCTTTTTCAATAGGTGCGGCACCGCACCAAACTAAAAAGGTAAGGCAATGATCTTGATGGGACTGGCCCGCTTGGGTCGTGATGTTGAAGTGCGCCATTTACCGGACGGCACGGCTGTCGCGAATCTCGCACTTGCATATAACTGGGGTGCCAAGGACGGCGATGGGCGTCGCGCTTCTCAGTGGGTGGAGGGTGTCTTGTGGGGCGAGCGCGCCGAATCTCTCGCGCCGTATCTGCTGAAGGGCCAGCAGCTTGAGGTAATGCTTGAGGACGTCCGTGTAGAGACGTACGACCGCAACGACAACACGCAAGGCACGAAGATGGTCGGTCGTGTGCTGCGGCTGGAATTCGGCGCGCGCCCGCAAGGCGACGGCGGCCAGCAGCAACAGCAGCGCGGCGGCCAGCAACGCCAGCAAACCGGAGGCGGGCAGCAGCGCCAGCAGTCTACGCAGCAGCAGTATTCGCAACAGTCGCGCGGCGGTAGCGGT